AGAGGGTTTAAAGGATACGATATCCGTATTCAAAGAACTTGGACTGATACTCTTTATCATGTGTGGATACAAGAACAGTATTTACATGAAATTTATAAAGATGACAAATATGAACCAAAAATCAAGTTTGGAGGTCATACAGAGTGTTTCAAAATTAATTCGTTGATTCTCTCGGACTTCCCCAAAAATAATTCTTGACATGGCACCTCAAATTTGATATAATATATATAAATGGAAAAAGAATTGCAAATAATAACACCGCCAACAAACTGTCCTATATGTGAATCAGTTTTAGAGTGGGAAAAAGACCAAATCTTTTGTTTTAATACTAATTGTAGTGGTAAAACAAGTAAAAGAATGGAACATTTTGCAAAGACTTTGAAAGTAAAGGGGCTCGGCCCTAGAACAATAGAGAAATTAAGGATAGGTAATCTTTATGACCTCTACGAAATGAATCTTGATTTAATGATAGATTTATTACAATCCGAGAAACTGGCAGTTAAACTGCACAGAGAGATTCAAGCTAGTAAGAAAGTTGATTTAGTAGACCTATTACCAGCCTTCTCAATTAAGTTGATTGGGACTACGGCTTCTCAAAAAGTATGTGAAAAGATAGACTCGCTTTTAGAGTTGAACGAGAAAGTATGTAGTGAAGCAGGACTAGGCCCGAAAGCAACAGAATATTTACTAGATTGGTACTATGACGAATTTACAGATGGTTATGATAGATTACCTTTTAGTTGGAAAACGACAGTTCAAAAACGAACTGTAACTGAGACAAAAGGAACAGTATGCATAACAGGTAAGTTGAAAAGCTATCCAACAAAGGCAGCCGCAAATAACGTATTGGAAAAAATGGGCTACCTTGTAAAAAATAGTTTAACAAAAGATGTAACTATCTTAGTAAACGAAAGCGGAGTTGAATCCGCAAAAACACAAGCAGCCCGAGAACGGGGTGTTCAAATAATAACAAACCTAAAAACAATTTTATAAAAAAATTACGGAGAAAAAACATGGCATTACCTAAATGGACAGATGACAGAACTCAAAGTCTTACAGACTTCGTGGGTTCAGAAAGCCCAATCTCTCAAGCAACAGTTGCCGCTGCAGCTGAGCACTTAGAAACTTCTACAAGAAGTGTTTCTAGCAAATTGAGAAAAATGGGTTTTGATGTAGAGCTAGCATCTTCAGTATCTAACAGAACTTTTTCTGACGATCAAGAAGCTACCTTATCACAATTCGTTACTGACAACAGCGGTCAGTACACTTACGCAGACATTGCTAACTCTTTCGAGGGCGGGCATTTTTCTGCAAAATCAATACAAGGGAAAATCCTATCTATGGAACTTACTTCCCACGTAAAACCTGCTGAGAAACCAGAATCAGTTAGAACTTACTCTCCCGAAGAAGAAGCCACATTTGTGGAAATGGTTAACAACAGTGCATTTGTTGAAGAAATCGCAGACGCACTTGGCAAATCTGTTAATTCTATCAGAGGAAAAGCTCTCAGCTTAAGGTCTGGCGAAATAAACGCTATACCTAGACAAAAGGTTACTAAAGGCTCTAGTAAAGTCGACCCTTTGTCTGAATTAAACGGTGATATCGCCGACATGAATGTTGAAGATATTGCTGATGAAATCGGCAAAACTGTAAGAGGCGTAAAAACTATGTTGACAAGACGTGGTCTAACTTGCGCAGACTACGACGGCGCTGCTAGAAAAGAAAAAGCTTCTAGCTAAAATTTCATTAATTTTGAGGGCGGGTGACTTTAGGGTCGTCTGCCCTTTTTTAACTTCGAGGAATGGGCAAATATGAATCTACCTTCAGCTTTACTGAAGCAAATAATTACGCAACAAGATTTTGACACTTGGGTTACCCTAAGGGAGAATTATTTATCTAGTGATTATCAAGGAGTATATAAATTTATAGGAAGTCATGTAAAGAATTTTAATAGTTTACCTACTTTTGAGGACTTAAAACTATCAATACGAGACCCTAAACTACAAGAAAAGATATTTGCAATAGAAGCTATCGATATAGATGTTGATGCTTGGATTTTGCTTGAGTATCTAAAAAATGAGTATGCTCAATCAGAGATACTAGATGAATTAGATAAGTTCATAGAGAGTACTATAGCTATATCCAGAGCAGAAGAAAATGTTGAAGCTCTACAGCAGATAGTATTAGGTATTGGAGAACGAGTAGATTTAAAGCCCCCCGAAGAAAATATGCAGACAATCAATTTGTTTGCATCAGAACAAGAGCTCTCAAAGTATTTACCACTAGGATTAAACCAAGACTACGACCAGCAGTTGAGATTTACTCCCAAAGATTTAATACTTATAGGAGCCTTTAGAGGCGGAGGAAAAACTCTTACCTGTGTAAATATAGCAAATAATATGTATGAACAGGGACGAAGTGCCTTATACTTCTCGATAGAGATGGACGGAAGGCAGATTTTACAAAGAGCTTGCTCTTTAGGTGCTAATGTGCCTTTGGGCAAGATAATAAATAGACAGTTAACCCCCGCTGAATGGAATAGAGTAGCACAATGGTGGGCAAATAGATTTGAAGATGGAGTAGATATTCTACCTGAATTTTACGAAACTAAAGACTTTGATGAGTTTCATAAAGAACTATCAAAGAAAAAACTATTAGACCGTCAAATTGATGTGGTTTATGATAGTCAATTAACTTTAGCAACTATTAAAGCAGAACTTGAGAGTAAGTTAAGTTCACAAGATGTTGGAGTTATAATAGTAGATTATCTAAACCAAGTCAAGAGACATAATGCCCCCAGTCGCTCAGGACAATATGATTGGATGGAGCAAATAGAGTTAAGTAAGTCTCTGAAAGCCTTAGCTCAGGAGTATGAAACTCCAATTGTTTCAGCTTATCAAACAACGGAAGGTGGAGAAGTAAGAATGTCAAAAGGTATTTTAGATGCGTGTGACGCAGCTTTTGTACTAGATACGCACGACCCCAATGAAAATGCGTG